TATTCGGCTTCAGTCTTCCCTCTTCGTCGATCAACATGCTTACGCATTCACCAGGCGTCCTTGTTGGTGTAGGCGACATTTTTAACATTGTATAAAGCCTCTTCGGCATTACATGTTCAACAATATCGCATCCATTACCAATCAGTTCGCATAAAACTTTATTTTGTTCTCTCATGGTTCCTTCCGGAAAATCGTGTATTGTCATTTCAAGTTCTGTGGAAATTTTAATAATTTTCATCTGCGTCCGCCTCCTCTCTGACATTTAATGCAAAGTGGCTCTCCGAATTTATTGATTGAATATTCGTAAACTCTTTCATTTATGACCTCACCGCATCTGGAACACTGGAAATCTGCCGATCTATCCGGCTCTGGTTCTGGCTCCGGTTCGGGAGCAATATCCGGCTCCTGCATTGGTGGATAATCATCTTCGCTTTCTGTATCCGAAGCATATGCCGGATTATCCAGATCGTCCTGAGTAAATACTGTGCTTTCAGATTCGAAATCCACGCTCTTAACTGCTATCTGTGGTGTACCAAACATATTGTTCACAGAGTTCATACCCTGCGTCAGCATTGCCTGTCTGACCTGTGGATCCGAGAAATCAGGTGAAAATATAACTGTTGGGATAGCGAAATTCTTCTGCAATTCCGCCTTTGTGTATGTGCCTTTTACACCAAGCAGAGCTCTTATAACACGAAGCTTCGCACCGGTCATAGCTTTTTCAGCCCAGGTCTTTTTCAGCAGTGCCATGTTTACCATGACGGAGCGATCAATGTATCTGTCTCTATCTTCTTTCGCAACCACAAAGGCCTGACATTTCTTCCCCCATTTATTCTTGGATTCCACCCATTGTCCAGAAAAGATTTCCGCAGCTGCCTGTGCCTGTTTTTCATCAGTAATGCCTTTTGTGGCTTTGTCAGCAAACTCAATGCGGTACTTCTCTTCTTCATCTTCCAAGCAGATCACCTTCTGGTCAGTTTCTGTTCTGGCTGTTCCGTCAGCCTTGCGCATAGCTCCCTGAGCCTGTGCCCGGTATGTAACCCGGTCGATACGCTCACCATATGTTTCCTTTGGATTGAACTGGATACCGGCCGCCATAGCCATTTTGTTGAGCAATGGCTTAGATAAGGAAAACACATCTTCCCAGATATCCTTTCCTCTCTCATCCTGCCTCCCAGTCTTAACTGAGCCAACCTTGAAAATGTCTCCGCTGTTTTCGCCCAGATCAACAGGAACCTCTTCTACATGGAATTTGTAGAATGGATTAAGTTGCACATCCGTTGCTGTCGGCACCAGCAGGTTATAATTTTTGTATGCCGTTATAACTTCCGGCAAGCTTCCTAAAACCTCTTTCATCTACTTGATAACCTCCTGTTTTTGTGATAAAATGACGGTGACTTTAAAAACAAAGGGTCGATAACCTGTTTTTAAAAGTTCTGACTGGTCTTGGATAGGATCGTGGGTGCCGTCTACACTCCGCTTTCCCCTTATTATCCAAGGCCTTTTTAATATTCATCACCTCCTATAAACCAATTCAGAAACCAAAACAGTCCAACGCCAAATATTCCAACAAAGACTACTTCTGAACCGATTTCATGGCTTCCTCTTTCGAGATAAAGCTTGTTCGAAAGCATTTTGTAAAGAATCGTGCTTGCCAGAACCGGAAGTGTATACTTCAAAGTTCTAGCAATAAAAAGGATTCTCTTTCTCACTTTCTCTTTCTTTTTGCGGATGCAGTATTTCTCATACTCTTCCTCATTGAATTCTCGTACCACGGACAGATATACCCTTGTTTTGGAATCCTCTGTGATATACTTATATTCCATGTTTTTGCACATATCTGGCACTTTGCATACATTCATTTCCTTGCCTCCTTGTCAATGAGAATCAATTCCTTTGCAATAACACTCTGTAATGCCATTCTGTCCATTTCGTGCCAGCTGATCGGCACCGGGCTGTTATCCATAGCATTCAGGATCCGCTCTGCGGCCTGATGATATTTTTCAAGATCTTTTGCTGTCAGCATCTTTCCCTCCTATACTGCCAGTCGAAGCTGGCCATTTCTTTCTTCTTTCACCATTTTTTCGACAAATGCAGTTGCTTTTTCTTTTCTTTCCATTTCGATCAGGCGTTCTTCATGGCAACTGCACCGTTCTCCCGGATCCAGATACGCTCCGCAATCCGGGCAGATTCTATAAAAAGCCATCGTATCCACTCCCTTCATTCAATCATGTATAATTTGTTAAATGCCTTTTTGGGGATTTTCCCTGACGGATACCCCTTGGCAAGCTGTCCATCGGCTATCAGGTCCGATCTAAGGGAACGTATCATGCGATATGCCGTATCCCTGCTCACACCCATCATTTCTCTGACCTCAGCGGCTGTATAGTAAGAACGTTCCGCAGATGTAAGCTTTTTGATTACACCGTTTGCATTTTTCATACCAAGCACCTCATTCCAGATTTCTCTCAATCCAATTTTTCAGATTCTGCGTGGTTTCATTTACTTCGTCTAATGTCTGAATGATTTTTTTCAGTTCCGGTTTTTCCTCTTCTGAGATAATTCCATCTGCCGTAATATCAAGAAGTGATTCCTTTGCCTCGTTTATCTTCTTTAAAGAAGAAAGCATTCTCAGGCTGATTCTATCCAGCCCTGCGTTCTCGATCTTCGGCATATTCTTTCCAAGCGGGCACATCTCACGGCAATAATTTCCTTTCAATTCTGGTGCCTTATAGCAGTCAGCCATCAAAAGGACCTCTTCCTGATATGGTATTGTGCTCCCAAGTTCGATTCTGGCTAACCTTGTACGATCAATTCCTATTTCTTCCGCAGCACCTTCTCTGCTGCTCAGACGCTCATTTGACTTTGCCGCCTCGTATCGTGCCTGGCAAAACATATTAGCCGCTGCTTTCGTAGCAAATTTCGACATTTTTCTCTCCTTCTATAAGCTGTATAATCAAGTTATGGTAATTAAATTGTGTACTCTGTATCGATATCCAGAGCCTTGCTGATTTTTTCAGCAAGTGCAGGTGCATACATTCTTCCATTTATGGTGGTTGTCACGTAGTTCCTGCACATCCCAACTTCACCGCACAATTCCGTGACAGACATATCTCTGTCGATTAAGGTTTTCTTTACTTCTTTGCACCATGGCGACAGTTTTCGCTTCAAAATATCACCTCCGTTTTCAACAAATGTTTATTACATTTGTTGTTTACATTTGTTTGCGATTGCATTAAAATAATCAGAAAGGAGTTATCATGGATAATTGGATTGATAATCTCAGAAGAATTGGGCTTAAACGTTATGGTGACGAAAACCGCCGGATTCTTTCTGAATTATTAAGAAACGGTATTCCTGTCGGAAGCATCTGCTGAGGCTCTTATCATTGCTGTGGCGGCCATGATTGAAGAAAACAATAAAGCATTGCTCTCCGATTTATCATCGATGTAACTCTCTCTTTTTTTGTTTTGCATTAAACATTTGTTTATTACATTTTTAATAATAATAGCATATTTGCTAGTTGTCAATACTTTTTTCGCACATTTGCTAAATTGGAGGTTTTTTATCGTTATGTCTTTGGTTTCTCGAATCAAGAATCTTTCAAAAGAAAAAGACTTGAATTTAAAGCTTTTGGAAGAACAGGCAGGTTTTGGTAATGGAACTATCCGTAGATGGGATAGTAGCCCTCCCTCCGCGGACAAGCTTCTAAAAATAGCACATTTGCTAAATACATCCTGTGAATTCTTACTTACAGGCATAGAACAAGAAAATTACTGCTCTGAATTT